GATTGGTTCGACTTCGATTGGTTCGACTTCGATTGGTTCGACTTCGATTGGTTCGACTTCGATTGGTTCGACTTCGATTGGTTCGACCAATTCGTCCTCTTCCACTCCGGCCAAGCGCGACAGGAGGAAAGTCAAGTTCGTAGATTCCGGGTTCGCGTCGATGGTCAAGGAAATGGAATACTACTCGAGAAAGGGTAAATAATTTGGTTCGATCGAACCAAAGTAAATGTCCGAATTTCCCACCTTCCAAGACGTGTACGGGACGTATCCGAAACTTTCTTCGAGGGTGACCCTCCAGACTCCCGCGAAACCCACGAATTCTTGGATCGAGAACGTACTCGCAAACAATACGAAAGTCGACGAAAAGAAATTCTACGCCGTTCCTTGGTCTTGGGTGACGTACACGGAGGGAGATACGGAACAAAACGTTGGTAAGTTCTTCATTGACCACTGTTCGACGATGGGAGTAACGACGACGGTCACCCAAGGGAACATCCTGCAAATCCAGAGCCCACCGAACGGCATCTTCGTCTACGAAGCAAGGAAGGAAGTCTGTCAACTCGTTGACGTTTCGGATCTTTGCGCTCAATTCGAGTCCGAAAGGATGAAGGTCTACCCATGTCGGGGGAGTGCGTTTGCCAACTTTTACTTCCAACGAGGGGACGTCGTCCTCGATTTCCAGGGGTATCCCCCATTGGAAGTAAAAGTTGACGGCGAGGCGGCCATCGTCAAGTCGAACTACGCAAAGAACTCCCTTGCGAATTACAACACGTTCGTTAGTTCTAATTCAACGTCTACTACGGCGTATTTCTTCGACTCGTACGAGAGGAACGAACGGGTTGACGTAACGACCACGACGTCGGACTCGAAGGATGTCGTCTCCCTTTTGAAAACCACGGTGTCTTCTCTTTCCCGGACGTGGACGGTGAACAACGTGACGGGACAAATCTCGGGATCCCCCTATGACAATTTCGTTATCAATTCTTCTGGGTTCACTCTTGTCATCCTCGTTGGGAACGTGACGTATTCCATTACGGTTGTTCTCATGAAGGCCGTCGAGAAGACACCCGCCAACGTTCTCGTAACGACTTCGAAGTCGGTTCCAAAGGAGACCCTCTGGTATTTATTCGGGCCAAGGTTGGAAAGAAATGGTAACGTCTTTACTTCGGAAAATTACACGGGCCCCCTTCAGATCGCGAACGCCGAACAAGGAATCGAAATTTACAAGAAGTATTCGGGACGGTTTCCCGTCTCGATTACTGTCGGTGATTTCACGGAGGGAGGCGGTTTCACGGTCGAGTCCGAAGTAGACGGAGACTTCCTCATGTTCCTTCCTTCCCATTGGAACGAGTACGAAACGAACCTCAAACGGGAATTTCTCTCGATCACAAACTTGATGTACGGGAAATTGACCGCCACGGCAATTGGAAAGAAAGTTGTGATCGGATCGAATTTCATTTTTCCGTCGATTGTGCCCCAGACGGGATTCAGTGAGCAAGTCAAAGTTGACATTACAAACTCCCTTCCCAATTCGGCGTTGACGGGACCGTACCAGTACGGTCAAGATTCGTTCCACTTGGCGAGACTCCTCATGTACGCCAAGTGGAACGAAGTTGATTACGGAGAATTGTTGAAAGTGTTGGTTGACTACGCCTTGCTTTGGTTGACGGGTAAGAACCTCCTTCCAAACGGGCAGGACAACTTCGTTCTCCAACGCGAGCCGTACTGGGGAGGTACGATCGTTCCCGCCGACTACCTCGTAAGGAACGACCCGGAAACGTACAAGAACGGTAACTACGACAACAGTTACTACAACGACCACCACTTCCACTGGGGGTATATGTTCTACACGTGGAACGCAATCCTCCAAGAGAACGACTCCCTTCTCCCTTACAAATCGAAAATCGAAGAGTTGTTGAGGGACGTCGTCAACCCAACGACTACTTCTTCCGGGTGGAAAACGAGGTACAAGGACTGGTATTCGGGACACGGGTTTGCGACGGGACTCACGGGAGATTCCCAGAGGAAGCAGGAGTCCGCATCGGAAGCCATCCATTGTTATTACTCCGCCTACTTACTTTCGAAAACTTTAGATTTCGATGACTTGGCTCGTTCGAGCGCGGCTTGTCTCGTCTCCGAAATTCATTCTCTCAAACATTACTATTTCCTTTTGGCCGAAGGATCCCGTCTGGGACTAATGAAGGAAGTTGCGGGAATCGGGATGATGCTTGTCGATTCCAAACAAGCCACTTTGGACTGGTCACCCGACCCGAACACCCACAACGGACGGATGCTTGGCGTCTACGGAATCCAGGCCATCCCGTTCACGGAGGTAACCCAACTTCAACTTCCATCCGAGTGGTTGGAAAACGCCCAGACTTGTCACGAGTCGTTCCGAGTAACAGAGGATTTGGTATCGAATCTAATAATTAATAATCAATATACTCCCAAGTTCTACACGAACGAGAAGGACATTGACCCGCCTTTCGACCCTTACAAGACGGGGACGTTTTGGGGTGCAGTCGGTGCAAAACTTCTTTCCTATTCTTCCCTGTCGAACGTGTCGTCCCAAGCGATCATCTCAGCAATGCAAGTGAAACAACGAACAGTTCCAAACCTTACCCTCCAGTACGACAGCGTCAGTCACACTATCTTCATCCTCAAAACGAACGGAAAACTTGGAACGTTCGGAAGGAACTCTTTGGTCGTCCACCCTGCTGTCCCGATTTCTTGCTTCGTCCGAGTTCCACTGATCGAGATTACGGCGAAGTTTTCCGAAGAAACGAAGTTGCAAAAATTGTTGTTCAAAGTCATCGATGACATGTTCTATTGTAATCAACTTGCCTGTCCGACTTGCGACGAGTGCGAGAAGGTAGTTCGAAAAGATAAATTGAAAGTGTCGAAGTTTTCAACTTGCCTGGATCCACTTTTCTTGATTGACGCTCCAGGTCGAACGTATCAAGAAAAGGCCTTGAACCTTCCTGGAACGAGTGCGGGAAAATTGTTGTTGTATTCATCTTTGAAACTGATCCTCGCGAGACTGATGAGGGGAAAGTTTGATTTGAAGTACTTGAGGCAACGCTACAACGGCGTATTCTTCGCGAGACTGAGGAAGACGGACTTCCGCAACTTCATCGAACTCTTCGAAACGGTTCTTCCCAACTACAACGAATACTTTTTGTACTAGTCTTGTCGACCGACAAGAATTAACGGTTCAAACCCTGCGTGTAATCGGCGAAATTGTCCCTCCATTCCTTCTTCTTCGTAATTAGTTCCTTCGAAACGAACATGATATGTTCTCCTTTCAGGGATTCGTCTGGTCCGAGTACGTTTTATCGTACGGGAGAACATCGGCCATGGTAGAATCGTATTTGGATTCTAATTCCTTCTTTTGTTCATCTGATTTGTATTCAAGGACATCGAGGATCGCCGTGAGAGCGGTTGGATTCGATGACTTCGGACCAAGGCTTTTGCAAGTCCCGGAGAAGCCGAACCTGTACCCATCGAAGATGGCTTTGACGACCGTTTGTATTAGGGAACTTAATCACATCTTCGTGGTTGTGTCTTCGTCCAATCCTCGTAATTTGTTGTAGTTTTTCGTCTACTCCTTCCCTGACCGTCATGTCCCATCTGAAAAGAATCAGAATAAATTCTCGACGCTTGTTTTAAGTCTTCGGCGAGTCCTTCGGAGCGGTACCTGTCGATCGACAAGTGTCACTTCAAATTAAGGAGGTATTGTTCTGCTTCGTTGGCGGAACCAGTCAGGACACTCCGGATTTTTTGGAGGTCAAACCTTCCTTCCTCGACAAGACGTTTGGTAATGTCGAGATCGTTTCGTTTCGCCGCGTACAAGACGAAATCCGTCAGATCACGAATTTTTTTAGAAAATTTTATAACCATGAATTTGTCTTTGATTATTATCGCCTTTCTCATGGAATTTTTCGGTTCGAACGGTTTCCTCATAAGTTTATCGAAAATCGATTCCATCTTCTTGGAATCCATTGAAACGGACAAGAAACGATCGTATTCTTCTTCCAACTCCTTTTTCGAGGCAAATTTCATGTAACCCAACTCCATGACGTTGAGGAGAAGTGGGATCCATTCTGGTTTCTCCTCCCTAAAGTAGGCAGCGACGAGTTCGACTGCCGAGTGGAAGTAGTCGAACTCAACGAACTCGACGGAAGGATTGAGCCAAGCGATCGTCGCCCAGTCCCTGCCCTTCATGCTGAAGTAGAGCTTTAGTTCTTCCCTTCTCGTCTTGGGAACGGTGTATGTGTACGATCCGATGAGTTCTGAAAGTATAAATTTGAACGCATGTCCGTCCTTTATCTTACGGAGTGTCCGGAAACTCCCCCATGCGTCGAGTTTTACGAAGAATTTGACTAGTTCCCGATTGTCGGCGCGGACGGCCACTTCGAGGGCTTCCCTCCAATCCCTTGCACCGTTTTTGATCGCTGCTCTTATTCCCGGCAAGTTACCTCGGTAGACCAAACCCCGTAGTCTTTCGTCTGGTGTCCCCGTGTACAAATTGTATTGCTTTTCATCTTGTTGGTCGAGGTATTCCTCAAAGGTCATATCAATTTTGTCTTCGATCCTTCGTCTGAGTTCCGTTCCGTCTCTGCCGTAGTTGAAACTTTGCCTCCAAATTCGAAGTAAGTCTCCTGTTTCGTTCCGGTCGATTGACCGGGATGCCTGTTCCCAGAGTTGGTTCATTTATTTCTCGGATAAGAATTCGAGTATCTTTTTCGGACGGTACGTTTCGGCGAACTCGACGGTCTTCTGGTGGAGTTCGGGAATGTAGGGTTCGTAGAGTTTGAATTTATCTAAACTATCGTAGACTACAATGTCCTCAAGAATTCTTTTTGGTTTGTCCGAAAAAGAATAAGGCGTGAATCCGACGGTTGGGTTTTCCCGCACGATTTCTTCCCAAGTCTTTCCCTTGAAAGAAAGGTAAAATCTGATTCTCTCTTCGTCGTCTTCGGCAACGATTCGACACGCTTCCAAAGGAATTCTCCTGTCTGCTCCCAAGAATTGGTAGCTGTTTTTTGTATTGAGTTTCGAAAAGAATCTCATCATTTCCTCGTTCCTGTTCCTCATGCTAGCAAAAAGGGCGGATTTCCAATCGTCGGCCCCTTGTCCTATCGCAAACCTTACCATTCTCCAGTCCCCGTTAGAGGTAAAATAGACCAACCGTTTGTTGTCAGTGGGTCCCCCGACCAAGTATCTCTCCCGGTCTTTTTTGTCGATGAACTCTTTGAAAGGCATTCCAATCGTGTCTTCGATTACGATTCTTGCTTCCTTCCCTTCCAAGGGGCAACGTCACGATCCAATGTTCGAACAATTCCTCGGTATTCCCTTCTGCGAAATTAAGTCCATTTACTTAGGAGATCCTTTTCGAATTGAACGGTCGCGGGTAGAAGTCTTTGCGAGTTATCATATTCTTCCGTACGAGTTCATTGGGTTCGGTTTCGTACCTGTCGATCAACAGGTTATTTATTTATCTCTCAAGTAAGCCTTCATTTGACTGTCCGTGACCCGTTCTCTCAACTTGGGGAGGATGGATTTGTCGAGGTAAGCAAAGAGGTAGTCAGCCACGTCGAATTGCCAACTTAAGACGGCTTTTACGAACGCTCGACTGATATGGGTGGCACCAAGTTCGACTAACATTTTGACTAAGGCAAGGTTACCGTCTCCAGAGCTCTCGACAAGACGTTTGTTGAGGTTGATGGCGGATTTCGTGAGGACGTACTTGGCGATGTTCAAAGACCCGTCGTCAATGGCCAAGTCGAAGAAGTAGTCGTAGTCGTCCGAATCCCCGATGACGTATTTGAAAATGTCGACGTTGTCGGAGGAAACGGCGCCTTCCGTTGCTGTTCTGAGGTCGTAGGCGAAATGGTCGTACTTCACGGGTTCGAAGTTGATCCAATCGGAATACTTTTCGATGACTTCTTCCCAAGGGTGGTCGGAAACGAAGTTGTAGAAGATCTCGGGTTGGGCAAGTTTGAACCCTGGCTTTGGTTCGATTTTGTACTTTGGTTTCTTGAGTAAGTCAACGAAGAACTCGAAGAAGTCGAAGTCTCCCGTCTCAGCTGCGGCTGAGAGGAGGGCACCGTAAGAATTTGCTACGTAGAGTTTCAAAAAGAAGGCGGTCATGGGTTTGTTCTTCGTTGCTATCGTTTTGAAAAGGGCTGCCTGCCAGTTCCTTCCGCCCCGTCGGATGGCGTCCATGACTTCCGTCCAGTTGCCCTTTTCGGCGTAGTACTCAAGTCTTTCCGCGTCGTAACTTTGAACGAACTTCTTGAAGTCCCGTTTGTGGGTGAGACCAAGTTTCGTGAGGATTCGTCGGCGAATTGCCTTGCCCATCGCCATCGACGCGAAGGATTCGTACCACAGCAAAACCAACTCGTCGATCAACGGGTAATCTACGTGTTGGCCTACGCTCGGGGTTCGGGATAGAACGTCGTCGACGTAATCGAGGTATAATTCTACCGACATTTTACTTACGTATATAAAATGCAAATTAGTGGTCCAGTTTCTTTACGGGTTTTCAGGGACACGAAGTCCGACAGGTACTTTTATGTCTTCGGCGACGTCCACTACTCACTCGAGGGGAGTTGTTCACAAGTCGACAAGTCGTTGAAATGCAACCGCCCGAGCTTTGATTTCCAGTCGTCCGTGAAGACCGGAACGGATTGTTGGACGGTCAGTGCTCTCATCGACGACGTCTTGCAAAGGCACGGGGACCAAAAAATAAGGACGGATTTTTACATTGAACTCTCGACTTGCGACCCTGACTATGTTTCCCCGATTTTGACTGAGTATTTTCTCAGGCAATCGATGGGTCCGCCAAGGTCCGCTAGGGACGCCGAAAACGTGAAGGAACGGTTGAAGGAAGAGGGGTACGATTGGATTACCGACATCTACTCGACCGTCTACCGGAAACCGTACGGCGACTCCGTACGCGTTAGGACGGCCGACGCAAGGCGTTACAACGACGTAACGATTACCCCATTCGTCGACCCCGCGTCTTCCCACAAACTTATGGAGAAGTTGTACGCGACAATTGAGAACTACGCGAAGTCCGGCGACGACGTCGAATACCGATTCTCGATGAACGAACACTTCAACTCCATTCAAGAACTGTTGATTCTCTCCGACCAACTCGTCGCGGACCCCTACGAGTTTTTTGAACACTTGTTCGTTCCAAAAGACTACGTCGAGGAGACGAAACTAAGGATCGAGTACATCCCCTCAACGTCGGAAGAAACGAAGAAAATCGTCAAGGGTCTCTACAAATCCATCCACAAACGGTACGGATTCCAAAGGAGGGACGGAGTCGTCGTCTCCCATTCGGCTGCGTCGTGGGCGAAACTCAAAAATAAAAATAAGGAACTCGCCGAAGAAATTGACGAGTTCACAAGACAGTTCTTGAAGAAGAAGTCGTTGGGTTACTTGGAACGCGCCCAAGCCCTGTCCAGCATCATGGAGGGAATCGACTTCACGGAACCCTCGGAAGTTGACCTTGTCATTGGCATTCTACGAACCCTCGAAGAGGTTTTCGTGTACGGCGTCGTCGTCGGGTCCATCATCATGGATCGGTACGTGATCTCCGAAACACTCCAATCGGACGCAAAACACAACTTCTACTACGCTGGCAACGCCCACGCGAGGAACTACGCGAAGTTTTTCAAACACCACGGATTCGAACTCATCGAAGAAATCCCAATGCAATCGCCCAACCACCGGTGCGTCGCAAGTCAAGTTATGAAGGACTTGTTGTTCTAAAAACCGTCGATCGACGGATTTACAAGAATTGTGATTCGTGTCTACTGTGTCTTGCTACTCCCCCACTCGAGACTGCGCCGCCAAGGAGCGCACCCCCCAATCCGCCTAGAACGAGTCCGGTGGGACCGGCGACGGCGCCGCCAACCAACGCACCTCCAAGACCGCCAAGAAGGACCCCGTCGGACTTCGACGAAATACCCCCAATTCCAATTAGTTCGTTGGAAAAAATTTCTTGGTCCTTCCCCTTTATTTTGTACTTTCCTTTGATGTCGTCGGCGAACCAAGAGATGTTGGTGGGGTTGAACTCCCTGTGATGGATCCAGTCGTGGCAGTACTTCAAAGTGTACGCGTTACAAAGTCCTTCCTTACACTTCTCGTGTTGAATTGCCTTCGTTTCGAGTCCGTACTTCTCGAAGTAACCTTTTAGAATCAAGAAAACTCTCTCGTCTTGCAAGGGGTTCCAGACCCAAACTTCTCGTCCTTGAATGAAGGCACAGGCCTGGTAACGAGAATGTTGGGATTGGACCTTGATGAGGAGGATGGTTGTCTTGTTTGGGTCCAAGACGCAGTAATCAAGGTTGACTTTTGCGTGACTGAAGTCGTTGTCCCGTTCCAAGAACGTCACGGTTATGGGTGGTGGGAGTGTGGATCCGTACTCCTTTTCGACGACTTTTTTGAAATACCCTCCGTCAAGATACATTTACTTAATCATTTTTCGCAACAATTTTTGGCATGTTGATTGTTCGCTGCCAAGTTTTGGGTACGTAAGACGGTTTCGGGGCGGAGATCTGGTAGTTGACCTTTTTTGGGTTCAAATCCTCCTTATCGAACGTTGACTTTTCTCCGAGGTACAACGCGAGGAGTTTCTTGTTCGACTGGGAGACGCGTTTCTTCTGGGGGTCCATTTACTACTATTTTGTCGATCGAATTTTCTTGGAGAAATGGATAAGTTGCAATTTGTTCGTGATTACTCTGTGTCTGACCGTAAGTACCGTGAGGAAAACTTCGACAAGTACCTTTCTGCCCTCGTCGAAATCAGTCTCCTCCCGTTCACTTTGGATCAGTCCAAAGTCGAATTTACGAGGAGGGGTATTCGTTGGGAGGGGGGTTCCCTGTCGACGTTCTGGCTTGGCGTTGCCATCTACGACCGATTCTCGGCTTTGGTCTTTGCGGCGCAGACCTGCAGGGACGACGAGGAAAGGGACTGGATTCTTCGTCGCGAACGCCTTTCCTTACCCCCTTCGTTTGACTACTCCGAGGACCTCGTTCGGGATAGTCTACGAACGCTTCCCCTTTACTCAAAAATCCTTGAGTTCCAGAAGAAACTTCCGGAACTCGACGAGGACCCTGAAGACTTCCCTCCTTCCTACAGAAGGTTGAAAAAGCTCGTACTCCACGCTCGAGCGGGAAGGCCGGTTGCTACGAAGAAAACGATCGAAGAGTGCATGATCGAAGACATTTTCGCCATTGGTGACTGGAGGACGGCCTGCAAGTACTTCCCTGACGTAGACGGGGTCGACGACTTGGTCGAGTCCATCGACGGACGTAACTTTCCCGTCTACAAGTACTGTTGGTTGAAGAACATTCACCTCCCCCCAAACAACTTTGACGACTTGGTTTCCGAGTACTACGGACGACCCATTGGCTTTCACCCCGGCCTCTACCCCGAATACATTGGCGACGACTTTTACTTTCGTGTCCTCGCGGTCATGCTCGAAAGGGGCACGAAAACCCCCGACGAAATCGCTGACCTCATCGACGCGTCCTACCCTCACATTATCGACCTCAGCGAGTACGTGAAAATGTGGTTGTTGAGAAACTTCAACTTCGTTTTGCCTGGAGACGACGAACCCTAAAAACATCGTTCGATGTTTTGTAACGGAAATTTTATTTTCAAAACGACGACTAAATGTCCACAACAAGACGCCCGACAACGAC